AGATTTCATCAAGAAGTACCGCGATGATCCGGTCGCCTTTGTGAAGAACGTATTCAAGGTTAAGCCAGACGAGTGGCAAACGCAGTTCCTTGAAGCAATTTGCGACAACAACCGACGCATCTCCGTCCGCTCGGGTCACGGGGTCGGCAAGTCCACGGCGGCAAGTTGGGCGATGCTCTGGTATCTGCTGACGCGCTACCCCGTGAAAGTCGTCGTCACGGCCCCTACGTCATCACAGTTATTCGATGCGCTATTCGCCGAGATCAAACGATGGGTGAAGGAGATGCCTCCCGCGCTCTCCGAGCTACTTGAAGTGAAGAGCGACCGCATCGAACTCAAGCCGTCTCCCACGGAGGCGTTTATCTCGGCCAGAACCTCACGCGCCGAACAACCTGAAGCGTTGCAGGGTATCCACTCTGACAACGTGATGCTTGTGGCAGATGAAGCATCGGGCGTCCCAGAGGCGGTCTTTGAAGCGGCGGCGGGTTCTATGTCCGGCCACTCGGCTGTCACGGTCTTACTTGGAAACCCAGTGCGGTCCACGGGCTACTTCTATGAGACGCACAACCGACTGAAGGATGAGTGGTTCACGCTTCACGTCAACTGCGAAAAGAGCAAACGAGTCTCCAAGGAGTTCGTCCGCGAGATGGCGATCAAGTATGGCGAGGAGAGCAATGCATACCGCGTCCGCGTACTGGGCGAGTTCCCGTTATCAGACGACGACACCATGATCCCGTTCTCCGTTGTCGAGCAAGCGATGAACCGTGACATCGAGGTCGACCAGTTCTCGACGATGACTTATGGGATTGACGTTGCCCGCTTTGGATCGGACAAGTCGGCGCTTGCCAAGAAGAAGGGCAACGTGATTACCGAAGTGAAGAAGTGGCAGGGACTTGATCTCATGCAACTGGTCGGCGCGATTAAGAATGAATACGACGCCGAGGAATCGCTAGATCGTCCATCCGCGATATACATTGACTCGATTGGTCTAGGTTCCGGCGTTGTGGATAGACTCAGAGAACTTGGTTTACCTGCGATCGGGATCAACGTCTCCGAGTCACCGGCGATGAAGAGCGCCTATGTGAATCTTCGNGCTGAGCTATGGGGCAAGATGAAGAACTGGTTGGAGCAACGCGGATGCGCGTTGCCGAAGGACGATGATCTGCTTGCCGAGCTAACGGCCCCCCGCTACACGTTTAATTCGTCTGGGCGGTTGCGACTGGAGTCCAAGGACGAGATGAAGAAGCGTGGGCTATCGTCGCCTGATTTAGCGGACGCGTGTATACTAACCCTAGCCGGTGATGCGGCTGTGGGTATTTATGGGTCATCTAGCGGGTCTAGTTGGACGCAACCACTAAAGAGATTGATTAAAGGGGTCATCTGACATGGCAATGGGCGGTCGCGGACTGTACGCGAATATTCACGCAAAGCGTAAGAGAATTAAGGAAGGGGCTAAGGAGCGGATGGCTCGCCCTGATGAAGCAGGATACCCGAAGGCTAAAGCGTTCAAGCAAGCCGCTAAAACCGCCAAGAAGAAGGCAAAAGGCCGTGCCTAAACCGGCAAAAGGTAAAGCGAAGGTCAAAGTGACCTCGACGGGCAAGAAGGTATCGTATGGCGCGAAAGGCGCAAGCGTTCGCCCCAATACTCCTAAAGGCGATGCTTACTGCGCTCGATCGTATGAGCAAATGAAGCAGTACCCGAAAGCCGCCAAAGACCCCAACTCCCCCCTCCGGCTATCGCGTAAGCGGTGGCAGTGTTCCGGCAAGAAGAGTGTGAAGAAATAATGGAAAGGCAAGGACTTCTTGATATAGCGGCGTTAGCGTCATCTCCAGTACCGATTGCAGGCGATGTAATGGGACTGCTTGCTGATGCAAATATGTATTACGAAAACCCTAGCGAGATCACTCCACTAAATGTTGGGATGTCATTGGCGGGACTACTCCCATTGGTTCCTGCTAGATCAGTGACTCGGTTAGCAGAAGACGCGATAGANACTTCATATCGAATGGCTCATCAACCGACTGCGGGCGCTCGCCTTGATGACCTAACCGTCACNCCTGAAGGCGAAGGGTTCTTCCCAAGCGACCTTTATAGCCCTCAAGGTAAGCAGTATTACGGAAGCGGGAACCCNGAGTATGATGATGAAAGTTATGAAGCGATAACCAAGGCTTACGGTGACCCAGATGCGGAGATTACGATTTATCGTGGAGTGCCGAAAGACGTTGATGACATCAATACCGGAGACTTCGTTACACTGAGTAAAAAGTATGCGGAAGACCATGCCTCTTCTGGCTATGGGCCAATGGGTGATGAAGCGGGTAAAGTTTTGTACAAGAAGGTCAAAGTTAAAGATGTGTTTAGCGATGGCAATGATTTGAACGAATTTGGGTATTTTCCAGAATGAGTTTGATAGCAACGATTCGCCGCTTAGTTGAAGCAGGCTATCCAGAATCAACGGCTCGAAAGATCGCAACCGGCGAACTCCCAATGGACGAAGCTTCACGCATCAGCCGAGCGCGTGAACAGGGTAAAGATATCGATAGGAACCTTATCCATCGATCACCAGTTGAAGGAATATTGGAGTTTGAGAGTTCCAAGTCAGGACGTATGGGTCCGGCTGTTTACGCGACTCCGCTAGATGACTACGGTCTTTCGTTCGGTGGAAACCAGTACAACCTAGTTGCGGAGAACATACCGGCGACTAATCGTCAAAGACTGGAGTTAGTAGAAACCCTTTCTCGGAACCTGCTCGATCAAGGAGTTGACCCTAGGGTTGCTTATCAACAAGCTCAAGTTGAGGCTAACGACATACTGCGCTCTCAAGGGTATACGACGGTAGAAATGACCGATAGAAGAGGTCGAGTAACCGAGGTTGCGATACTTGATCCGACAAATATCCGTGACAGGGATAGAGCGGCATTTGACCCAGATCAGGTCAACAACCCGAATATATTGGCAACTCCCGCCCCAGTCGGAGCGGTTGGCGGATTACTCGCGTCAGAAGCCGCAACGCCTGAAGGACAGTTGAATCCGTTATTGGCTGTACCGGCTGAGATCGGGTCTGCGTTAAATGAAGCTGTCGTTGGCACATTAGACTTTGTTGGCCCAGACACCGTGAACGCTATCTCTGAATTACTAGGAACAGAGTATCGTATGCCACGACTGTCTGACCAAGAACTTGTTAGGTTGTATACTCAAGGCGGGTATATGGATGAAGGGTACGGACGAGATGCGATCCGCACCGCAACTGGATTACTTTCACCGCTTTAAGGTAAAGATATGGATCAATACAAAGACGACGACATGAACGGATCACCAATCGACGAGGCGATGAAGTCGCTGTCGGACATGGGGATCGAGATCGACGCACCGAACGAGATGAGCGATGACGAGTTCAACGGCATCATCACATCCGAAGTGCAAGACGCGATTGACTACATCGACAACACGATCTCGCAAGAGCGCAACGCCGCCTCCCAGTATTACCGAGGCGAACCGTTCGGCGATGAAGAGGAAGGTCGTTCTTCCGTCGTATCGATGGATGTACGCGATACCGTACAGTCGATCCTCCCGTCATTGATGAAAGTGTTCACGTCCGGCGAGAAGGTTGTGGAGTTCGTGCCACACGGAGCCGAGGATGTTGCTCAAGCCGAGCAAGCGACTGACTACATCAACCATGTATTCATGCAACAAAACCGTGGCTTCAGCATCTTATACGACGCGTTCAAGGATGCGTTGGTCCGCAAGGCGGGGGTCATCAAGTTCTATTACGATGAATCCGTTGAAGTATCGACAGAGAACTACACCGACCTGACACGCGAATCCATGATGATGTTGCTTCAGGATGAAGACGTTGAGGCGTCTGCCGTGAAGGAAACGCCGATCGGCGAGCCAATCATGGTTCAACCTCCGGTCATAGATGAGATGGGCAACATCATCCAAGAAGCGATCATGGATCAGCCAATGTCATACGACCTTGAGCTAAAGCGCCGTACCAAGAACGGAAAGATCAAGTGCGAGGCGTTACCTCCAGAAGAGTTCCTGATCGATCGTCGGGCTAAGTCAATCCACGACGCAACGATCGTCGCTCACCGCAAGATGGCGACCGTCTCCGAGTTAGTCGCGATGGGTTACGACTTCGACATGGTGAAGGACCACGCAGGCGAGGACTTCCAGTTCGACACCAACAGCGAATACTACAACCGTAACCCCGTNGCGACGTTGAAGAACTACGTCGCAAAGGACGATGCGAACAAGCGCGTTCTCTACATCGAAGCCTATGTGAAGGCGGATTATGATGGCGACGGCATTGCGGAACTGCGTAAGGTGTGCTGTATGGGTGACGCTCACGAGATTGTGCGACATGAGCCATACGATCACATTCCATTTGCGGCGTTCTGCCCAGACCCAGAGCCACACACGTTCTTTGGTCAGTCGTTAGCCGACATCACGATGGATATCCAGAA